CTCCACGGCGAGGCACACATGAAAGCCTTCGACGTAAATAACGTTGTCGGAAGTCCCGCAAAAACTGCATGTCTTAGGTTTCGTCATCTTTCCGTCCTTTCGCTCCTATGTTTCGCCGCGCTTCGGCAGTCTGCCGATCCGCTGCAAGTGGTCGTGTTGCTGGCGCTGTTCCTGGTCGCGTTCCTCTTTGATCGCGCGGTACAGTGCCGATTTGCTGACGCCTATCGTGTCTGCGACCTCCTGAACGGTAAGCTTCCCGTCCTTGAGCATCGCCTTGGCGCCGTTGAACTTCTGTTTCGTGACGACTGGTTTCCGCCCGCCGCGCTTCCGCTTGTTCGATTTCCTGGCAGCGGCCAACCCGGCCTTTGTCCGTTCGCTGATAATGTCGCGTTCGAACTGTGCGACGGCGGCGAATACGTTGAACACCAGACGCCCGCCTGCCGTGGTCGTATCGATATTTTCGGTCAGGCTGCGGAGTTCGATTCCGTCTGCCTCAAACTCTTTCGCAATCGTCGCCAGTTCGATCATCGACCGGCCCATGCGATCCAGCCTCAATGCCGGAGCAGACGGACCCGTAAATCAAAACGGAATCTCATCGTCCAATTGATGATCGACGCCAGCGCGCAACTCAGCCGAACGGCCAATGACCGCGCGCAGGAACATCAGCCACTGCGCACGATCAAGCGCCCGCAGATCCGTAATCCCGATCGACTCCAGGTACTGCCCGCCAGACTTGCCGGCCTCCAAAATCATTGCGTTCTCTTCGTCGGTCCAATCCATCTTTTTCTCTCTCCACAGTTTCAAATGTTCCATCGAACAGAACCAGCGATTAGGCCGGTTCACTCCAATCAGTCGCGGTGACCATCCGAACCCCCGATCGGGTTTCCAGCACACCGCGCACAGGCCGTGGTCATTCGTCTTCAACCTCGCCCCATCCCTCGCACCGCTCGCACTCAACCCAATAAACGTCATAGCCCTGCCAGGGGTTGCCGTGGTCGTAGCCGCCGACTGTGCGCTCGCGCTCAACCTCGCCCTCGCCCAAGCAATCAGGACAGGTCATCACGCCCCCACACCTCATATCGGCACGTCTCGGCGTGCGGCGTGTCCCAGATAGAAATCGCCAACGCGCGATCCGGCGACCCGCCTTTGCCCAAGTAATCCTCGCGCCAACTCATGTTGATAAATCGCGCCGGGCGATGCCGCTCAAACTGCGCCATACCCTTGCCGCACGCCCAAATCCTCTCCGGGCAAACCAGCGCCATCCGCTGCACGCCAATCTCGAACGCGTGATCAATAAACGGTCGAATATGTTTAAATGGCGGATTGGTAATCAGTGTCGTTGCCTGCGCATGATCCACCGCAAAGAAATCTTCGCCCGTTTCAATATCCCCGGCAGACACGTTAAAATTTCGTGCGCGCAGCGCCTCAACTAAACGCCCGTCGCCCGCGCACGGCTCCCAGACGCAGCCAGCCCACCGAAGACCATCCAGCAAACGATTCACGATTGACATTGGCGTCGGGTACAAGTCGTTCGCGTTTCTCATTCAAGCACCTCCGCGATCGTCGGGTTTTCGGCCAGCAGCCTGTCCACCAGATCAGGCCGGCGAACGGCTATTCGGAGGGGCGAAGACTTTACGCTCTCGGCACCTGCCAGCGCCTGGACATCATCTCCGCCCGCTCCTGTAGGCGTTCGACCGGTTTTGCGACCGCCTAGTTTCACGTCTGAAAATTGACCGCCAAAATCTACATCCGGCACGCGATAAACGCGGCCAACCTCCAGCGGCTCCATGAGGGTGTAGCCCAGCGTGCGGGGCCGACCGCGCATCAGACCGCGCCCCGATCGACCCATTGGTCGCCACCGGCCAGCGCATACGTCACCGCGTCGTCGTCAACTGCGACGACCTCCCCGGCGATAAGCGCGGGCCGATAGCGTTGGTCTGCGCACCCGGCGCGCTGTTCTGAAATACTGAGATTTTTTTCGTGGCGCAGGCACCGCCAGCCGGCGTTCTCCACCGGCGCGGAATAGATGCAGGTGCGGCAGTTGCGCTCGACCGGCTGACCGGCGTGGCAGACCGCGTGGTACGAACACCAGCCGCACTGCCAGTGCGTGGGATCTTCTGACAATCGCGCCGGCAGCATGTCGGGGTTCTGCACAATCCGCTGCCCACGCCGCGCATAAAACTCGGCGTGTTCCTTGTCGAAGTCCGTTCGAACCGCGTCCCAATCTCGCCCGCCCGATGACGCGACGACCGTGTAGCCGCGCGTGCGCCCGGTGTAGAGCATGTAGAGTTGATGCTGCGCGTAATAGGTTTCGTTCCACTCGCGCAACGTCGCCTTCTCGCCCAGCTTCTGTTTGATTTTTTTGAACTTGGCGAAGTTCTTTTCGCCGACGCACTTGACCTCAAGCACATGCCACGTCTTCGGCGCCTGCTTCAGCCCCAGAATTTCACCGTCCAGGTGGCCGGCAAAGTGGCCCTCGAAATCAACCACCTCGATCTGGCGGTTCGTGTCGGGATCGTTCGAGATGACCGTCAGGCCATCGACCATGCGCAGCCGCTCAACAACGAGATCCTCGGTGCGGTGACCGTCTGCAAAATTCTTGAGGGTGCCAGCGTTAAACGCCTCAGACCCAGCGTGATAAAAATGATAATAGCTTTTGCGCTCGCAACCGCCGATCATTGACATACCGAGATAGGTTCGACCGGCCCGGCTATTCTCGCGCTTTTCCAGCGCACGGTCGGCAGCATCCAGCGTCGGGTCGCTGATGACAATCTCGGTCATACGGCCACCATCACGCGCTGTGCGCGTCCCGACCGCCCTGGCCGCCTGCCGGCATAGGCGATCTTGCCGCGTCGATGCAGGTTGGCGAAGCGCGCGGTGACCGATGAGTACGCGAAGATTCCGTGGCACTGTATTGCGATCTCGCGCACCTCGTCCGAGATCACGCCGTCGGGATTTGCCTTTATGATTTCCAGCACCAGACCTTCCAGCGCCGAGCTGTCGATCGATTCCAGTGCGTCGAATGATGTTGTCATGTCTCTCTCCAAAGAATGAAAAAGGGGGGCGGGAGAAAGGTCAAAACCCGCCCCCAGTGGTCTACGCCCAGGGAGCGGCAGCCGCCGGTGGTGGCGGCGCAGGCTGTGCCGCAGGCTGACCGGGAGACAGGGCCGGCGGCGGCGTAGGCGCAGATGGCAAAAAGTCGGTGGCGATATTCTTCGCGGGCCAATCACCGCTGCGCGGCTCGACGCCAACCACCAGGTTCAGTTGGCGACCAAAAAGCTGATCAGTGTCGGTGACCTGACCAACGACGCCGAGCGCCACGCCGAGTTTGTTGAACTCTTTTGCGGCACGATCGCGGGTCGCCGCGTCGGGATGCCAGAGATTGAAGTTCGTCCAAATCTTGCGACCCATCGACAACGTGAACTCGACTTCGAGATAATTGTTGCCCGCCTTCGAGGTCTTTTCCTTGGCTCCTGTGACAGAGGCCGCATAGGTGCCTTCGTCGATCAGGCCGGTGCCGGCTGACACGTTGTTAGGATCTACGGACACGGGTGCGGATAGTGCGCTCATAATTACTCTCCTTTGTTGGTGATAGCCGCCATCAGCGCGCTCCATTCGAGCGGCAATTCAGCGGGGATGGGGTAACGGGACTTCGCGACAAATGCGGGCTGCGCTCCCGTGCGCAGAACCCGCTCGCCGGTGCCGACGGCACGCGTTCGCGTGCGGCCAAATCCGGCGTCACTCTCTTTCAGCATCGTGCGGTAGTCGCAGTAGCCGATGATGTCAGAATGCTCCGACACGAGGTCGGCAGACTTCTTGTAAAGTTTCAACTCAAAGCGATCGTAGGCGTCCTGGTCCGGCGCCTCGTACTTCCGTATCGCAGAGTGGGCGATCATGATGACCGCCATGTTCTTCTGCTTGCGCAGCACCTCTATGCGCGCCAAGAGGTCGCGCCAGAGTTCGACCGCGAACACGTAACCCTTGCCATACCCCGGATCTTCGATCGACTTGTAACCATGAATGTCGCAGACCTGCTGCCAGATGACCGGCTCCAGCCAATCGAGGCTGTCGATGACGACCGTGCGAAATTCGTGATCCTCGTTCGTCAGCGTATCGATAGCCGACACGAACGCGTCATACGTCTCGATGAGCGGAAAGCGGTCGGCGCCGATGATCCCGGCACCGTCCTCGGTGCAAAGAAACACGGCCTTCGGCGCCGATGCCGCAAAGGTCGATTTCCCGACCCCCGCGCCGCCGTAAATAGTTATGCGCGGCGCCGCCATCTGCGGCCCGCTTATGATGTCAGTTAATTTCATCGCTCTCTCCTTCTGTTGATAATCCTGCCTTCACAAACAAATCGATCAGCGTGTCTTCCCGCAGCACGTAAAGGCGCGGCGAGCGGTCCTGCCGGATCGCCACGATGTCGGCGTCGTCCTGCGCCATCGCGTCGTACAAAAATTTGAAGCCTGATTTTTTGCGCTTGCACTCGACCGTGTACGGACCCAGCCGCACGTCTCCGGCGAAGTCCTCGCCCAGTTGATTTTTGAATGCGCCCGAGCCGAAGACGCGCCGCGAGATGACGCCGGCATCCAAGAACGCCTGCTTAACCTCGTTTTCGAGTTCGCGCCCGCGGGCCTTGTTCCGCGCGCTCACTTGCGCGCCTGCATGTAGGCGAACTGATGATCGTCGGCGGTGACCTCGCCGCCGGTCTGGCGCATGATGTTTGCGGTGATCCGTGCGCCAGGGCGCATCCGACCGATCGCGTAGTAGTAGACGGCGGGCCGGCTGCAATCGAACAGCTTGGCGGCGGCGGTGTAGGTCAGGTCGTTTTCGAGCAGCCAATCGCGGAGTTGCATTATAGCCCTAAAAAGTAGGTTTCGTAATGTCTGGGAAATAGCTACCACTTCGTCATTTATTCTGACAATATGTTTTTTGAAAAAAAAACGGGTGGGACAAATGGCGAGCAATCGCATAGCGGAACTGGCCGCGCGGGCCGGGATAAAAATTCCCGAACTCGCAAAACGAATCGATATGAAGGCGGCAACCCTGCGCGTTTACACGCGCGGCGAACGCGAGCCGCGCCCCGCCCTGGCGGAGAAGATCGCCGCAGCACTCGGCTGCACGGCAAACGAGGTGATGGGTTTTGACATGAACGGCGGGCCACCGCCGCGCGAGGCCGGCGCCGATCAGATACCTTTATATGGGAACGCGGCGGCTGGCATAGGCGCTGACGTCACGGACGTCAGCAGCCCGGTCGAGTACATCGACCGGCACCCGGCGATGATAAGCAGCGCGGCTGGCTACGCCGTGTTCGTGATCGGCACGTCGATGGAGCCGCGCTTCCGCGAGGGCGAGATCGTGTATTGCCGCCCAGGTAAGCCACCGCGTAAGGGCGACGACGTCGTCGTCCAACTTGAGGACGACACGGGCCGCACGGCGATCGTGAAAGAGTATGTGTCGGCGGATGACAGTGTCATTACGTTACTGCAATACAATCCTGAAAAAACCATCACGATTCCCCGTGATAGCGTGATTTCTGTCCACACAGTGTGCGGAACGACAATAGTGTAATTTATTGTAGACAAAACGTAATCATGTAGATTACGCTTCCCTCTCGTTTTTTTTGGAGAGGGAAAATGCTGCGATTCGTTACGGAACTTCTGGTCCTGTCAGCCCTGCTGCTAGGAATCTATTTCACCTTAATCGTCACCTGCGCCTCAATTGATCGGTGCTTCATATGAGCGCCGTCCTATTGAGCAAGAAAGACGCGTGTCTGCGCCTCTTTGGTGCCGCCAGTAGCTACCGCTATCGCCAACTCGAAGACCTGGCCGCTGCCGGCGAGATCAAAATGGTTGGCGACCGCTGGGTGCCGTTTTCCGAGATCCGCCGCCTCGCAGGTGATCGCGATGAGTAATTGCGAGAAGTGCCACGGCGATCACTTTTACCGCACCAGCAG